AAATCCGGTTCCGAATGACTGAAAAGCCCATCCTGCCACCTCCTTATTCAATCTGCCGCTGCTCGATTACATCCAGACGGTGCCGCACATGATCCGTTGCCTCCTCCACGCGGGAAAGGCGCTCCGCCATCTCCTGGCGCTTGGCTTCCGTTTCGGAAAGCTGACGCCGCAGATGGTCGATGCATTCCTGAAGGCTCCGCACCGACTGGTTCAGCGGCTTGATGACGCTAAAGTTAAAAATGATGCCGCAAAGCATCAAGACGGATACCAGGGAGCCCACCATCTGTACCCATTCAGCCATACTTCTCACCTCCTATTTTGTACGCTGGAACATGTACACGACGATAGACGGCTGCATGTTGTTATGGGCCTGGTTGCCACCTGTCGAAGAAAGACTATGGGAATGATTTCCATCCCATGAAGTATGCCCGTCTACCTGGTTTCCATGCCAACAGCCATCACCATACCCGATAGCCGTTGGCGCATCATTCCCGTCACAAGCATCCCACTGAAGGTTCCTGGGAAGTGCACCCGAAGACCAGTGCCGATGATTCCCACTGTTGCCCACGGCATGTCCATGGGCAGGAGTTTCTGGAATCGTAAGGGTATGCTTTTCTTCACCCAGCTTGTCCCCGGCCTTATACATGACTCCGCTGTCGGCTGACCCAGCCCCAATCAGACAACGCCCCATAGCGAAAGCTACCCAGGTCGTTCCCGGCCAATAGTTTGCGGGATTCTTCCCGTCTGTAGAAATATAGATAGCATTGACGGGAAACGGGCAGGCCTGAATCTTGGCCACAGCTTCCTCATCCATATCAGCGTAGGTAACCTTGCCCCAGCTTCCGTTGCTGTGCAGGACCGTATTCAGCTTCCCGGAAGCCGGTGCAGGGACCATCCCGCTCTGACCCGCTGTTTTTTCACCGCAGCCGCTGAAATCTGGCAGGGTAATATCCTTCGTGCCGTCAAACAGAACCCGGTGAATCTTCCGTCCCGTCTGCAGCTTCGAGGCACTGGCCGCATTGCCGCTGATGCCGCTGGCATGAGCCTTGGCATCAGTCAGATGGGCATTGATGTCGGCTGCCGTAGCGGAAATCCGTTCATAGAGCCTGGCGTCATTACTGACCAGCTGGGAAACTGTCTTGTTCTGCTGGTTGAATACCACCGGGTCTTCCGAAAGATACTGCGGGAACAGCACATCATAATCCAGGGTATTATCTACCGCTTCTGCGGGTCGTACTTCCTGTCCGGCACGGTCAGGAAAATCTCCCGACCATTTCTCCTTGCTATACTCAGGCATTTGCCTTCACTCCTTTCCCGGATACAATCGTCGCCGTTGAGAACGTAGCTTCGCCATTCCAGTGAATCTTCCCGTTCCAGGAATACCCCAGGTAGATGGCATAGCCCAGATGCGCCGGCTTGTAGATATCAAGCTGGTCAATCAGTTTCTGCAGCGTTTCCGTATCCTCGTCATTCATAATACAGTACACCTTGAAATAATATTCTTCGTTCACTTCTTCGATATGCCCGACGCTGTACAAATTGATGATGGAATTCATGAAATCCACCGTGGACACATCCACATGCTGCAGCTTAAAGAGAATCCGCTGCCTGCGGAATTCATTCGTGTCTTCTTCACTCCGCTTTATTCCCAGAAACGATTCATAAAGCGGCAGCGCCCAAGTGGCCGTGTTCACGAAGAAGTTGTCCGCCAAATCCTGCAAGGCCAGACGCAGTCGGTTATGCTCCGTGCTGCAGGTATCCGCCGCTTTTTTGAACATCGGATCTTCTCCCAGGAACTTCGGCAGATAATCCAATACATCAATTAGATTCTGTCTCATCCACTCATTCGCTGACAAGGTTCAGCACCACCTTTCCGGCTACCGGAATCTGTTCATTGGTCAGGCTGATGTTCTCCGCCTTGCCATTGAGTTTCAGGTTCCGATAATCAGTAATCCCGTTGACGCCCAGGATGAGCCTGCCAATCTGAGCCAGGCTGACGTAGGACAGGTTGAAGCCGGTGTTCTTGAAATAGTCAGACACAGCAACAGTCACAGCCTCCACGTTGGCGATGCCATACACCTCAGCGGTAATATCTACAGAAACGGGGGCCGGTGATACCACGGTCACGGTCGCCCCGATAGGGCGCTGGGATTCGATATACTGGGCCACTTTCTGGATCAGCTCGTTCGAGGCCGATTCATTCTCCGCCGTCACGATGATGACTTTTACCGTGCCGTTCCCATTCCAGAGCGGGATAACTTTGCAGTTCCCCACCCCGTCCACGGACATGGCCCAGGAACGGTAATGGTTGGCATTGCCGGAAGTAATCGGCTGGCGGACCCGGAAAAGCAGACGGGAAAGCAAGGCACCATCTGTTTCCTCATCAGCCCCATCTGTGCATTTTGTCTGGTTGGTTACGCTATACACATTAGGGATGGAATAAGGGATTTCTGTAATCGTCCCCACTGCCACGTTCCCTTTCACGCCTACGTCCGCTGCCTGGACAGCGATTTCCACTTCCGTTCCATCCGCTGGAATCGTCGCGGATTCTGTCGTGTAGAACCGCAGCCCGTCCTTCGTCTGGAACAAGCTGCCGCGGATGATATAGGCTCCGGACTGCCCGGTGACCGTCACTGTGCCATTGGCCTGCACCGCCTGTTTCCGCTGGATGCCAAATTCCTCCGCCCGCAGCGTCAGATAGCCGCCCCAGGCCGTTTCAGCAAAAGCCGCGTCCCGCAGCATAGCCATTTCGGCATAGCTGTTCTCGAATTCCACGGCATTGGTATCAATCATGTCCCGGGCAAAAGAGCCCTCGATAGTCGTCTTGTCCGTATCGGTCAGCGTGTGCAGGGTCTGCACCATACGGCTTTCAATCTGGTCTTTTGTCTGGGCATCAAACAAATTGCTCATGCAAGGCTCCTTTCTGCGGTAATCGTGATGCTTTCATCGCTGTAAATGGATGTCACATCCACTACAATGAACAAATCATCTTTCTCTCGCTTTTCCACATCCACCCGGTTGATCCGGGCAATATAAGGGTTGATGGAAAGGCCCTCCCGGATGTTCTGGCGGATCTGGTCTGCCGTATAGATGTTGTTGGGCATCGTCCCCTGGTACGGCTCGATGGTAATACCGTACTCATCGTGATAGGCCAGATACCGGTACCGCTCGGTCATCAGAGCTTTATAAATCCACACCTTGAGGGCTTCGTCTTCCGTCACGGTAATGTTGTTCCCGTTCTCGTCATAGCGGAACCGGTGCTTTTCGAAGTCATATCCGTATTCCGCAAGGAGCGGCAATGTTTCTCTGGCAGTGGCATTCTCTCCGGATGCCATTGCCACAAAAGGATTAGCCATAGCCATCCAACCTCACAATCTCGTCTAAAATCATATACTGCTGAATTTTCCCGTTCACCAGCATGGGCATAATGGCGACCTTCATGCCGGGCTTCAGGGTATCCGTGGTAACCACCGAATCAGTATAGTCATTGTCAATCTCATGATTATGCGACTGGTAAGCCGCGTCCCCGCTGCCGCCTGCCCGGTTCTGGGTAGCCGATACCAGATGGCCTTCAGCCGTTCTCCCATAGCCTGCCAGAAGGTAATGGGAAATCCACAGTTCCTCTTTCGTCAGGACGATGCCGTTGTATTTCACCTTGATGTCCGGCGGAGACTGAAGGATTTCGCCAATCTGGATGGACGGGCTGTTGCTGCTCTTGGAAATCTGTTCCATCAAATTCAACAGGCTGATATATGGATTTTTCTGCATCCCCGTCACCCCCTGGATGTCTTGATAATAGTCGCCGGATAGTAGTCGCTCCCCATATCGATGCTACCTTCATAATGGTGGAAACAGCCATAGACATTGGAGCTGTTGCCCCAGCAGCCACCGTCGCCGTCATAGACCACGACATGCCAGTTCGGGTCGGGCTTGCTGTAGCGATTGTACATGATGATGTCGCCTTTCTCCAGCTGCGACGGGTCATAAGGAATCGCCAATCCCTGTGCTTCGGCATCAGCCCGGAGCTGGTC